CAATGATACCAGCAGAAGATGATAACCATATTTATAAATTAAGAATGAAATCTAAGGATAATTCTTTTATTTATACTACATGGCATAGAACTGAAGATACATTATTAAATCACTTATTAAGATATACTTATGAATCAACCAACAATGAATAACGAGCAGTTTGCTCTATGGGTAGCTTTAAGTCAAGGTATGGACAATGCTCTGTTTCAAAGAGCAGATGACATTCTAAAATGGCTTAACAAAGACATCAAAAAACCTACAACACCTATAACGCCTAAAGGCAAATAGTAAACTTATACCACCTCAAGATATTAAATATTTTATAACAATAAATAGTAATTAGGGAACTTGGGGTGGTTATTTTAATCTTTATCTATGAAGGAAACACTAATATTTATCTATGAGTTAGTAAAGTTTATACTAATTTCATTACCCTTAGCATTTACAATACTATTTACAGCAAACCTTATTTACGAACTAAAACGCATCATTAATGGGATTAGATTTGGAACCAAGAGGATTCGAGAACTCAATTAAGGTTAGGATGATTTACCTTGATAACAAAGAAGAAGAGCAGTTTATATCAATAGCAGCAGCTAACAGAAAGACCAACATTAACGCACAAGCAATACGAGAAGCACTTAACCCACTACAAAAGAAAAGATTTACCTATCAAAATCGATTAGTAGTGTTTCGTATTAAAAAATAAACTTATGTCACAATTTTACACAACAATAATTCATCCTATAAGGAAGCACTTTAGCTTGTCTTGTAATGACTACTGCGTATTAGATACCATTATGCGTATGCAGAATAATGAATCGCATTGGTGCTATATGTCTAAAGATACCATGGCAAACGATTTAGACTTATCAAAACAAGCTGTTCTAAACATAATCACTAAGTTAGTAGAGAAAGAACTTATAGTCAAAAATCCAGCCACTAAACACTTACGCATTGCGTCAGTATTCTTAGATTATTTAAACGACTACAAAAAGTTTACCGATGGTAAAGAAACTTTACTTGAACGGTCAAAAAACTTTACCGAAACTGGTAAAAAAACTTTACCTAACAATAATACTAACAATAAGAATACATTTATAAGGCCTACGGCTGAACAAATAAATGAATATTCTAAGGAGATTGGATTTACTTTAGATGGCTCACAATTTATAGACCATTATGAAGCAAGAGGATGGTTAATAGGTAAAAATCCTATGAAGGATTGGAAGGCAGCAGTAAGAACATGGAAGAGAAATAGCAATCAGTTTACACCTACTACACAACAAACAACTAAAATTAGCCTTAAATAATGGAATTAGTAACACTACCACAGAGCAGAGAGTTAGAGAAAAGCATACTTGGTGCAATATTGATGGATAAAAGAACATTGCCATTAGCAGTTGGACACTTAAAAAAAGAGGTATTCTATGATTTAGGCCACCAAAAAATCTTTGACGTAATAAAAAAAATGTATGATGATGGCGTTTATGTAGACATCACTACCCTAAACCAAAAACTTAAAGATGATGAGGCGTATAAAGAATTAGGAGGTGCATTTTACCTATCAAAGTTAACTGATAATGTAACTGGAGCACATAATGTCAACAGCCATATTGAGATGCTTATTGAGGTTTACAAGAAACGAGAAGCATTTATGCTTTTTAAACAAAGCGAATATGAATGCTTAGACAACGATAGTCAAGCAATAGATTTACTCAGCATGGTCAACGGTAAACTTATAGCTTTACAAGAGTATGGTAATATCCATGAAAAGACAATAACAGATGTCATTTTATCGTTAAATTACTCAAGAGACAAGGCACAAAGCGGAGAATTATTAGGTTATGATACTGGATTTAGTGAGCTTAATAATACTTTAGCTGGATGGTGCAGACCAGATTTTGTAGTGATTGCTGCAAGACCAGGTATGGGTAAGACAGCTTTTATGCTTTCAAGTATTTACCACCTATGTATCCTAAATAAGGTTCCTACGGCCATTTTTAGCCTCGAAATGAGCTCCGAGCAGTTAGTTGAAAGGTTAGAGTCAATTACGAGTGAGATACCGTTAAAACGCCTTAGAATGAATAATTTGAATGATGCTGAAAGAAAGATACTACTAAAAACTGATGATAAGATATTACTTTCCCCTCTACATATTGAAGATATGGGCGGTATAAGTATTTCGCAACTTAGAGCAAAGGCAACCATTATGAAGCAGAAGTATGGCATTAAAGTAATCTTTATCGACTATCTACAGCTTATGAGTGGACAAGGCAAAAACAACCAAAACCGAGAGCAGGAGGTGAGTTTAATAAGCAGAAGCCTTAAATCCTTAGCAAAAGAGTTACAAGTACCGATTATCGCCCTATCTCAATTATCTCGTAGAGTAGAAGAACGAGGAGACAAGATGCCACAACTATCAGACCTTAGAGAATCTGGTTCTATCGAGCAAGATGCTGATGCAGTTATTATGCTAATGAGACCTAACTACTACGAGATGACTAATCCAATAGAGATTGGTGGAACCGAGTATGGCACCAATGATTTAGTAATCTGTAAGGTTGAGAAGAATAGGCATGGCACTACAAAGAACCTACCGTTAAGATTTTTACCAGAGACAATGACATTTGTTGACTATAAATAAATAATATGAAAATCGGAGAAAAACAAAAGGCATACTTAAAAGGTTATGCTATGGCTATACAAGATTTAATGTATAATTTGACTGGAGAAAATTCAATGGCAAAATCTTATGACCCAATACAAATTGACGAAACATATATTCATTCTTACGCTTTTAATTTAAAAGATGGTGGTAGACATCATCCTTTAACAGATTATAATAATCTTGAAGAAATTACTAATTTAATGCTTAAAGAGGGTTGTGAGTGGATTAAAGAGTATAAAAATGAGTAAACATAATGGCTATAGGAACAGACGTAAGTTTGAGATAGAAGAGGCTCGTAATGCTGATGGTACCTATCAAGCTATTAAGTTGTTTGCTAAGAACACTAAGATTTTAGTAATACAAATGCCTACAGCATTGTTAGATGGTTTTATGTGGTTAGAATATGAGAGAGACAACCAACCTTCTGGCATAGCTGATAAAAATGTAGAGTTCTTTGCTATTAACTTTGATTTAAGAGATAGGATATACTTTATGAGGTCAGAAATGCTTAGAAAAAAGGCTCGTAGGTACTTTAGAGTGAACAATACTAAGGTCGAAGGAAACGTCAAATATGTGCAAGTTCCAATAGAGGAAATGATTCGTTATGTATAATATATATAAATATATTGTAACTTTGGTTTATGGCAACATACAAAACAGCTTCCGAGCTGACCAAAATGATGATTGACTATTTAGGACACAAAGGTATGGAAGTATGGAGAAATAATAACCTTGCTGTAAAAGGTAGGGCCTTTATTGGGAGAAAAGGAGTTCCAGATATTATAGGTTATGATAAGAAACATGGTCAGTTTGTAGCTTGTGAGATTAAGAAGTTAGGCGATAGGATTAGTCCAGAGCAATTTACTTTTTTAACTCAGTTAGGATTAGCAGGAGGAGCAAGTATGTTATGTAGCCAGACATCAGATGAAACAATAAAATTAGAAATATTTAAAGATGGCGAAACTAAAATCTTCTGCTGGAGGGAATCAGAAAAAGAATTTCGGCAAACGTAAAATGGGTAGGGCTAAAAAATCTTACAATAAACACAGTCCGAAGCCTAAACAATACAGAGGCCAAGGCAGATAAACAACATCTATGGAATTTATGGAAAAATTAGGTGAATTAATAAACAAAGATTATTATAATATGGAAAATTTAGAGTTTGAAAACAAGGCAGAGAAAGTAGCAAAAGCTACAAAGAAAGCTAAAGAGTTTGTATCTAACGAGACAATACAGCTTATTCAAGACATCTTGGATGATGGTACTGTAGACTTAAAGTGGAGAGAAGCCTTAAAAGCACAAGTAAAAAAATATAAAAAAGATGCAGAATAACTACGAGTACGATTCAGTTGTTGAGAATGTTATCAATCGTTTAAAAGACAGAGCAAGGATTGGCTTTGAGAAATACGGAACCGACCTTGACAGAAATGATTTAATAACAGAACAATGGATTGAACACGCTATAGAAGAGGCATTAGACTTTAGTCTTTACCTCACTAAGTTAAAAGAGCAATTAAAGAAAAGTTTATA